GTAAGTCGCTAAAATTACGGTGTTCTTTGTATTCTTCCAACCTTTCCAGGCCTCTATCATATCGAGCAGCCCACCATGCGCTTACTCGTTCCCACTCATCTACGGTCAAGTTCTTTGAGCGTAAACGATTTTGAGGTATGCCAGTAGCGATCCCACAACACCGTTGCAGTATTGCACGACTGTCCATTTCAATGGTAAAATAGATAGCTGAACGGCCAGATTCGACAACATTGTTTGCGATATTAGCACAAGTTAAGGACTTGCCCTGACCCCGCTTTCCTCCGATGAGAACCAAATCTCTAGGACTGAAAGTAATCTCACTATCATATGCACGGTTAAGACCAAGTGGAAGATACTTTGCAATATCTTCTTCATTCTCGAACAACTCAATATGTTGCATACTCTCTTGTGGAGGTTCGAGATCAACCTTTTCTTCTACGTCAAGGACAATCTGATGCAGTTCATTTACAGACTCTTGTGCGTCTGCGAACAATACTGAGTTATCAATGTACTTATCAAGAGAGTTTAAAATCTCTCTCTGGGCATATTCATTCTTGAGATATTCTAGTAAAGTAACTGCATCAATATCTACTGAGATATTTTCGATTGCAAATACTTTATCCCGGGTTAAGCCGTGGCGAATACTTAATTTAAGATCGTCGAACGAAGGGAAGTCATGATGTTTCTCACAGTGCTTATCAATATGGTCATAAAGCAAGTGATATTCTGTAGGCAAGTACTCTTTACGCAGATAAGTCCACGTCTCAAAGTCGCCCACAGCAACACATTGCTTTATTAAAGCACTGGAAATATTCAATCGTTCCCCCGAACAGAAAAAGGCCGACCCCCGAAGGAGTCAGCCGCCTACATCAAAAAATTTTACTGAGCCTTAGCTGCCTTAGCGGCACCATCATAGTCGGCTGCAGTGAGACCGCGACGAGTAAGCATAGTCTTAACGCCACGAGCAGTCTTGCCAATCGCTTCAGCGATAGCTTCTACAGTCATAGACGCAACGTCCACATCTGCAAGAGGATCTGCATTTGAAGCACCTTTAGTGCTCTCCTGACGTGGAATGGCGTCGATATCGCCAGAGCGCAGAAGGCTCAGAGCCTTGCCACGAATGCTGTTGACCGAACGGCCAAGAGCTTCAGCGATTGCCTCTACAAAGGCGCCGTCATTTACCATAGAGACAAAAGTTGCCTCTTCGTCGGGAGTGTAGGTACGTACGCTTTCTACCTTGGGAGCAGGCTTGACATGGTCAGTCAGCTCCATACTCAGGATCTTACCCTGAATAGACTTAGGTGAGAAAGAACCGCCTTCGAAATGCTCAGCGATCTGTGCATAAGTGTACTGACCAGAATTGTCAGTAACGAAGGCGCGGAGGGTAGCTTCCTGAGCTTCGGTAAAAGACTTACCAGAAGCGGCAGAAGCAAGCTCTACCTCGTAACCCATCTTTCGCAGCTTGCTAGAGATAGAACGAGTAGAAGTTTCAAGCTGATCTGCTGCTTCTGCAACAGTAGCTTGAGATACGGGGCTTTCGCCCCCAACAAAATCGGTAAGCGCTTGAGTGCGCTCATCCGTCCACTTGGGAAGTGCCATATTTTTTCTCCAAATAGGATTGTAAATCCGTGATTATTTCAATGCCAGACTCTCTGGCTTGTTTAGTTTTTGCCGATTCAATACCACTTTCATTTACGAGAATCGTTACATCTTTTGTTAGACTTGACTTTACTATATAGCCAAGACTAGCAAGTGCTGTGCCTGCTTGAGCCTTAGTCTTAAAACTCTTAAGCTTTCCGGTCATGCAGACAATACCCCGATTCATTTCTACGGGTAATACACCTGGGGGAGTAAACTTCATATCGAATGGAAGGCATCCATCGTAGAAGCAATAAAACTCTGTATCTAACCAGTTGCATAGACTCTCAGTTGCTTTTGGGCCTAATCCGGCACGCTCACAAGTGTCTGCATTTATTTCAGTGATTGACGTAACAGTCTCAGACAGCTTCTTCGTTGCCGTTTTTCCGATCAGTGGAATACCAAAAGCAGGTAACACTAAATCAAGAGGAGCTGAAATAGAATTTTGAATCTCTGCATGTAACTTTGTACCGAGCTTCTCGCCCAGTTTCTCACACAGTAAAATCTCATCATAGAGATAAACTTGATCGAAGTCATCTATCTCTAGCTTCTCTATTGTTGCAGGGCCAAGCCCTTTAATCTTCAGAGTTTTTGCAAAATGCTCGATCTTCTTTTGCTTCTGTGCTAAACAGTTAGTACTGTAGCAATATAACAAATCATTGACCGAAGTAAGCTCGCCACCACAAGACGGACATTCCGTTGGCGGTAGGATCTCTCTTAGCATTTAAAGTTCTCCGAAAATGTAGAATATATTATATGAAAATTTGAGGTAAAAGTCAAGAACTATTTTTCTGAAGGTCTACTCTGCGAACGATTCGCGGAATAATATCACCACTACGTATTACCTCTACTTTGCAACCGATTTCCAGGTCCAAAGAGCGAATGTACTCGATGTTATGTAGAGTTGCCCTGCCCACAATGGCACCTTCCACTTCGACTGGATCAAGTATAGCAACAGGGCTGACTACACCCGATTTACCTACCTGCCACACAACATCGAGCAATTCTGTATGTACACCCTCCTTCTGCTCTTTGAGAGCAAAAGCGCCACGAGGGTGGTGAGCTGTATGTCCCATTTTCTTGAAGTTTTTTTGATCGTTAAGACGGTAAACTAGACCATCCGTAGGATAGTCACTAGCGTCGAAGGTCGTAACAACATTAAAACCTTCATGGGCCAATGCACTCATGATTTCATCATACTTTGAGTAGTCTTTTTCAAAGTGAATATCATAAGCCACAAAAACCAAGTCTTGAGATCGCTCTCGAAACTCTTTAAGGTCTTTAAGGTTCAGTAGCCCCGAGGCTACATTTCGTGCATTGGGGACAAACGAGGGCAGAACTACTTCACCAGTAATCTGCACACTACCCCTCATAGGAATAATAGCAGGAACCAGTTCTTCTAGTTTCGTGGTAACATCTCGGCCTAAGTTACCGTCGCCTCGTGTCAATCCGAGTGCAAAGTGCCCATTTACATACAGTAAAGACACCGCTGCTCCATCTAACTTTGGAGTACAAATGTACTTTGCGTTAGGTGTAGGAATATCATCTAGACTAAAAACTTTTTGTAGAGAATACATCTTGTACAAATGCGGAACACCATCCGTAACCTTATGGCCTACAGATTGGTGGTTCCACTTTTTTACAAGAGCGTCATACTCTTCGTCCGAGATTATCGGGTAGCCCGAGAAGTACGCGGCTTCACATTTTTCAAAAAAATCTTTCATAGTTTCTCCCACTCAGACCATATATTATACAGAAAGAAGAAAGAAAAGTCAAGAATTATTTTATGTATAAGTCCTGGATTAGATCGGAAAAATTTTCTTCAATGATTTCTTTACTTTCCGCCAGGCTTAGTATCTCTACTAATCCTGCAAAAAGTTCTCTACTATTATTGAAATCTAATGGGAATGCTACTCCGTCTGGAGTAGGGCACCACTCTTCGTCAAAACTCAAATAATACTTACGAAGGTGTAGATATTCTATTCCACGAAATGTACTTACCGTCAATCGTATCTGAACTTCTTTTTCTTCGTCATAATGTACTATTCTCTCATACATTTCTGGTGAGGTATAGAGTTCCATACTAGTCTCCGTTCTTTAAAACGGAAGCCAATGGAACAACACTAGTTACATTATTTGGCTTTAACAGTCTATATGAGTCAGTATCCCAACAAAAAAGCAAAAGAGTACTGTCAGACTCTTTTGCCCGATTTCTTTTGTCTTGGATATAAGGTGTTGAGAAGTCTAGCGTGCAAACATTATATTTGAGTTTACCACTATTTTCACTTCGGTAACTTATTACCGCGTCACCATACTCATTTACGAGTCGTGCTAGTTCTTCTTTTTTCACAAATGCTCCTAAGAAGCGGGTTGGCAGAATTTTCTACCGTCCTCATCATCTTAGGAGCAAAACTTTATGAATTGATTGCTGAAATAACACCTGTAAAGTATACAGCAGCTTTACCAGTCAACTTGCTGAGAATCTCTTCATCTACAGCTTGACCGGCATCATTGATTGCCGCTGATAAACTTTCGATAGCAGCAGCCTTTGATACACGACCACCGCCCCCACCATTGCTGGTGGCTTTCGCTCCGCCACTAGCGGGAGCTTTCTTTATATAAACGCCTGCCTTAGTGAGAATCATACGAACACCGTTTGGTGACTCTTCAAATTCTTCTGCAAGCTCCGCGACGATCTCCATGCTGTTCTCTGGAGTTGGATTAGCAGCTTCGTATTGCTCGATTACTGCTGCTTTCTTTTCGTCATCCCATGCCATTCTTCGTTTCCTTCTACGTTGTGAAATGGTAGCCCCGGGACAGTTTCCCGTGGCCGTTAGTTGTTGTTGATAAAACCTATCTCCCACTCTGGATTTGCTCCATCCATAAGAATGCAACAAGCGAGAGAGTAAGGAATAGGAACCATCCTGCTAGAAATTCCATTTGTAAGTCTCCTATCAGTTTATACAGATATTATACCTGTATATGAAGTGAAAGTCAAGAAGTTTTTTTAGATACGTGATAAATCTACACCGTACTTTTCGAGGTGTGTCAGCTTTCCCAAATCATATGCGAGAGCTGTAGCGGTAAAACCACCGCCTTGTGCAGTAGTCCATCTATCACTGTAATCATCATCAATTTTTTCAATCACCCAGATATTGAAAGCCTTACAGCCATACTTCTTTTCGTAATTTACGTCTTTGATCCCAGGTTTCTCCGCCTGATAATCTATTGACAATTCTTGTTTAATTATAGCAGGGCCGTGATACTTAGCCGACCATACTATCTCTCCATTAGCAAAATCTTCTGCAACGCACTCGTCCGGCAAGAAGTCATACTTTCCTTCTCCTTTTTGGGGGACTCCTGTGCGTTCGATAATGGCTTTGACAAATCCCGAAGATCTGAATAACCCCGCTGCGATTTCTGAGATGGCATCGCCAGATAAGAATCGAGTAACCGCGTCTGCCACTTCCTCTTTGGTTGCTGCTTTGCCTTTATTTTGTGATTTTCTTTTTTCTCGATACGCTTGCGTTTCTTCAAATTCATCAATTATTCTCTGAAGCCTGGTTGTATTGTATGCTATATTCAGGATACCACAGGCTTCCTTCTTTGTTATAGGACTGTTGCCACTCAGAAGATTTATCACTTTCCGTATATTCGTATCGGACAAGTTCTCTGACTCTTTCTTCTTGATTCTTCTCAATTTTTGCTATCTCCCTATTTAGATACCACACTGCTTTGCTTAAATCATGTACAGGATCATGAGTTTTTATTCCTGCTCTCCAAATATACTTTATAGCATTTCCAAGACAGAAACTCATGTGCTCTGTAATTTGAATACATTCTACACCACTTGGGTGTGCTTTGTAGTGAGGAGGATGATACACATTAAATAGTTTACTTTTAAACTTGCCTTTAAACTTGCCTAATTCTACCATTGATTATGCTCCGGCGCTTCTTGTTGTGTACGAACATCTATATAGTAT